ACCCACTAGTGGGTATTACCTATTTAACATAATATCGGTTATATACCAAATATATCGCGGAGCTATGGAATTGCTCAAAAATGACTGACATATTACGTTTTTTCGTAATATGAAAGTAGGTGATTCACCTACTTTATCACCTATCTATTCACCTACTTTAAAGGTGGGCAAAAGGGATAGGGGGGAACTTAGAGAAAATCGGATCCGGTGGATCTGGGGGCACTCCACATTTCTGTTACCTCCAAATCGGTCTTAAACTTATGTTTAACCTAGTCTCCTCCCAGAATCGCTTCAAAACAAGACACCCCCATTTTCTACCCTACTTTTCAACTTGATTTCGTAATTTCGATTTTTAATTTTTTCTATGAATGCAAAACTCCAAACTAATAAGGTCTACGAACTACTCGCTTCATCGGATAAACGCATTACGGTCATGCAAGGAGGATCTCGCTGCTTTACTGGTGAAACTCTTGTCTTAACTCATGATGGTTATAAGAAAATAAGGGATATTGAGATTGGAGAGATGGTTTTTTCGTTAAACACCTTAGGTAAACCCGTATTATTCCCAGTTATTAATAAGTTTATGTACACGGGTGACCAACATAAACATAAAGTAATTACCTTTGTATTAAGTGATGGACAAAAAATCACTTGTACTTATGGACATAAATTACTACAAAATGATGGATACGTTGAATCGTTTGACATTGCCGTCAGAATGTTGGCTGCCGATACATGGCACAGAAAGTCGCTATTTAGTGAGCAATATGGGGAGGATTCTCGCAATGAAGTACAAAATGAAGAGGGGTTCGGATGGAATGAGGATAATGAAACCAGCTTTGGACGCAAATGGCTACCTAAGAACAATGTTAAAGATGGGCAGCAAGTACAAAACAGTCAAGGTTCACCGGATAGTAGCGGAAGCGTTCATCGACAATCCGTTCGAGAAACCTCAGGTGAACCATATCGACAACAATCGAGCGAACAACAAAGCTTCGAATTTGGAATGGGTGACATTCAAGGAAAATATAGCCCACATGATGAATCAAGGGAGGCAGACGTTCAACAATGGGGAAAAGAATGGAAAAAGTATCCTTACAGAAGATATTGTAAGGCAAATAAGGTTGGAGTACAAGCCTTACGTAGTGATGATGAAAGATTTAGCGCAAAAGTATGGAGTGAAGACATGCACTATCAAAGATATTTTAACGGGGCGGTCTTGGGGGAGCATTGTCTAAGCATTGACGAGGTTGACGAGATAATATTCCATGAAACGCAAGACACAGTTTATGATTTGATGATTGCACCATTTCACAACTATCTTGTTACAACAAGGAATATTATTTCGCATAATTCGGGCAAGACGTACAACATTCTCATTTGGTTCATTGTAAAACTTCTCCAGGAGAACGGCAAAACCCTCACCATCGTTCGACAATCCCTTCCCTCCATAAAAGGTACAGTCCTGCGTGACTTTATCGACATTCTTGTCAAGCTTAACATCTATTCTGAGAACAATCACAACAAAACAGACCAGATTTACTCCTTAAATGGCAATATTATCGAGTTTGTGTCCGCAGACCAACCTCAGAAGATACGCGGACGTGCAAGGAACTATCTTTTCTGCAATGAGGCTAATGAACTGTCTTATGAGGCTTGGATGCAGCTAATTATGCGTACTGAGGGTAAAATAGTGATAGACTACAATCCTTCTGACGTTTCTTCGTGGATTTATGATAATGTTATACCTAGAGATGACTCTGATTTCCATATCACAACTTTTATGGACAATCCTTTCCTTCCAAAAGAATTGGTTGACGAACTTAACCGGTTAAAGGATGCCGACCCTAACTATTGGCAAATTTATGGCTTGGGTGAAAGAGGACTCTCACAAGACCTGATATACACTCATTATCGCACAACTGAGAATATGCCGGAGGAAGGGCAAGGTGAAACTGTGTATGGCTTAGACTTTGGCTTTAATGTTCCTTCTGCCTTAGTAAAGGTTGTGTTTTACGATGGTGTGGCTTATGCCCAAGAACTACTTTACGAAACAAGATTAACCACTAACGACCTTGTTGATAGGGTGAAAGCATTAGGTCTATCACCAATGGATGAGATTTATTGCGATGCTGCCGAGCCGAAAACCATAGAGGAGTTAGTCAGAAATGGCTTTAACGCTAAACCTGCAAATAAGGACGTGACTGAGGGAATTAGGTGTGTAAAGGGTACTCCATTGACGATTCATCAAGAATCACTAAATTTGCTAAAGGAACTTAAGAATTATCGGTGGAAAACGGATAGGAATGGTAATAAGCTCGACCAACCGGTCAAGTTTGCCGATCATATCTCAGATTCCCTCAGATATGCCATATATAGCAAATTAACAATCCCTTCGGTAACTTGGGGAGTAATATAAATAGAAAATGGGTTTATTCGACATATTTAGCAAAAAGGGACTTAATCCAAATGTTCAATTTGATACTCAACTCAAATACCTTAATGGTGCAACTCTTCAGAACTACGAAAGTGGGAAATATGTAAACGAAGGATATTTGGGCAATGCTGACGTGTATGCTATTGTCAGCTTCCTTGCACGAAAGTGCGCATCTATTCCTTGGTATGTGTACAAATTAAATGATACAGAGAAAGGGCGGACTTCCCTGATGAAGTATAAACAACTTTCTAAGGGGATTGCCAACAAAGGTGCATTTGAGAAAGCAATCATCGAGAGGAAGAACGCATATTCAGAAAATATTGTGATGGGCAGTCCACTTGCCAATCTCTTGGAGAATCCGAACAAAAACCAATCACAAGACCAATTCTTCGAGAATTTGTTTGGATATCGCTTTCTTTCTGGTGAAGGGGACATTTATGGCAATGATGGCAACTTGGGTGGTAAATTCCTTGAAATGAATGTTCTACCGACTCATTTCCTTGATATTTATCCCGATCCAAACGATTTGTATAATATTCTTGGTTATAAGTTAATGGTTGGTCAAGGTATTGATATTCCGAAGGATAAGGTGATGATGTGGAGAACATGGAATCCTGACTTTAATGCTTCTACTCGTTCCCACATGAGAGGTGTTTCTCCGATGAGGGCATCTTACTCCACCCTCCGGATGAGCAACAATGCTGCTGACGCTTCAGCCATGATGGCGCAGAACGGAGGAGCAAAGGGAGCTATCACTCCAAAACCAATTGGTTCAAATGTTGCTACGTTTACCGTTGAACAAGCAAATATGATAAAAAGGGCGGTCAATGAGGACATGAACGGAATTGACAACAAGGGAAGGATAAATGTCCTGCAAACTCCTTGGGACTACCTTAATTTCGGACTTTCCTCCGTTGACATGGACTTGGTTAAGACAATGCAGATGTCAATGCACCAATGGTGCAGAGTGTTTGGTTTACCGGCAGTCATCTTTGATACTGACACTTCGAGCTACAACAACTACCAAAACGCAATGCGTGACTTAATGACTAACACAGTCATCCCGACTTGTGCTTCTCTTCGTGATGAGCTTAATAAGTGGCTTGTACCGAGATTTGGGGAGAACGTGTACATCGACTTTGATATTACTGCCTTACCTGAGATGCAGCAAGACATGGAGCGTATGTCTCGCATACTTCGTGATGCTAATTGGTTGACTTATGATGAGAAGCGAGTTGCGATGAACTACGAAGAACTTGGTGGTGCTTATGCTACATCTTATGTTAGCAACGGGCTTATACCAATCGACCAAGTATTGATGGACTTAACAATGACTGATGGACAAAATGATATTAGCGACAACAACGGAAGCGGAGATATGGGAATTAGTGATGAAGAGATTTCCGAAGATACCAACGGAGAGAACGTGCCGAACGGAGCAGAGGATGAGAATGGAAGTTAGGTTTAGTTACAAAAAAAGACTTGAAGATGAACGCGAAGCAGCAAAGAGAATACTGGACGAAAGTGGAGCGACTTCGCAGACAACTTGATGTTAAATACTCTGCATTATTTAATGAGGCGATAAAGAAAGAGTTAACCGAGTTCGTTAATGATATTAACAAAGCAGGACTACAAGGTGCTTTGAGCTTGATGGGTGCTTATGCGTGGAATGAAAGCATGATGACAATCATGAACAAGCTATACAAAGAGTCTGCGGTAATCTTTGGAAATGCCGTATATAGGGCAGTTGGAGTCATGGGACAAAAAAGTGATACCTTTGGTTTTAATAGTGAGTGGGTTAAGGAAGTTCTTAACTTTTTGGTGCAATATGGCTTTACTTTGGTATCAAATATGACGCAGACAACTAAAGCAAAGCTTCAGGAGATAGTGGCGAAAGGAATACAAGAGGGAAAGAGTATCGACCAAATAACTAAGGACATTTTAAGTGATGAAACGACTGGTTATAGCATGATGAGGGCAAAGAGGATAGCAAGGACTGAGGTGATGAGGGCAAGTAATTACGCAGCTATGATTGGTGCAGACAAGCACCCATTTGAGGTTGACAAAGTGTGGATAAGCGCAAGGGATAAGAGGACAAGAAGGATTCCGAAAGATATGTATGACCATTATGATATGAACGGTCAAAAAGTGGGATGGGCGGATGATTTTACGTCAACGGGGAAGAGAGGGGACTTAGTGGTGGCAGGTTTTCCAGGTGACCCGACCACACCGGCAGGATTTTCTATAAATTGCAGGTGTACAGTTGGATTTGAGCCTAAAAGAGATGCAAATGGTAAATTAATAAGAAAACAAAAATAAAGTCAAAGATGATATACAGTTATAAGTCATTTGAGCTTGAGCTAAAGGATGTAGATGCCAAAAAAGGCATTGTTAGTGGCTATTTCTCTGCATTCGGCATGGTTGACTCTGATGGGGATATTATGATGCCAGGTGCATTTAAGCGTTCCATTAATGATTGGGGACCAGAAGGCAAGGGAAGGATAAAGCATTTGCTTAACCACAATCCTTCACAACCTTTGGGTAAGATAACAAGCTTAAAGGAAGATAGCTATGGACTGCTTTATACTTCTCAAGTTGGCACACATCAATTAGGGAAAGATTTTATAAAAATGGTGGAGAGTGGACTAATTGGAGAGCATTCCATAGGATTTCGTACCTTGCAAGAGCAAAAGGGAGATATGGGTAATGAATTGAGAGATGTGATGCTTTTTGAGGGATCAAGCTTAACGGCTTGGGGTGCAAATGAGAACACACCTTTGATTGGAATGAAGTCTTTAAAAAGTGTAGAGAAGATGCAAGATGAAATTAGAGCATTTGATAAGTTCATCCGGAACTCAGACGCATCTGAGGAAACGATTGACTTATGTCTTATAAAGGTCAAACAGTTAGCACAAGCTATTGAGATGATGAGTAGCACAAAGGTAGTCGAAGAAACACCTGAGCAGCCAAAAGAAGTTGATGATAGAGTGTTTGTAAAATCGCTTATATCAATTTTAAACAAGTATTAAATTAAGTAAAATGGAAGATTTAAAAAAATTCGAAGCTGCCCTCGAATCAAAAATGGCAGAGCAGAAAGCCGAAGTTGCTTCTATAAATGAGAAAGCACAAAAAAACTTCGATAGCAAAGTAGAAGGTATCAATGAAAGCCTTTTGAAAACCAACAAGAGCATCGAAGAAGCTCGTTCTGAGGTTTTGGAAGCTAAGGCTGCTTTCGGTCGCTTACAAGCTAACACCGAGAGAAGAGTTGCTACATCTTATGCTGAACACATTTTCAATATCAAAAATGAAATTGGAAGTGCTATCGAGAAAGGATGGAACGACATTAAGTCTGCTGCAAGGACTAATGGTAAGGGTTTCTCTTACGAAATGGACATGAAAACAGTTGGTGTTATGACAATCGGTAACAACCTTACTGGTTCTGTTTACACATCTTATGTTGACAATCCTGCTCTTAGGTCTTATGTTAACCCACATTTGCGTTCAGTTTTCAACATCATCCCAGTTTCTACGGGTTCGGTTTCTTTCCCTCGTGGTAACACTCCGGTTGGTGAAGGTTCTTTCGGTAAGCAAACTGAAGGCAATGGTAAACCACAAGTTGATTATGATGTAACAGTAGTAAATACTGCGTTGTCATTTATCGCTGGTTATGCTAAAGTTTCTCGTCAGATGATTGATGATTTGCCTTTCCTTCAAGCTTATCTTCAGCAGTCATTGATTGAAGATTTCCAAAAAGCAGAAGATACTTATTATCTTAATGCAATAGCTTCAAGTGCAACCGCAGGTTCTACTTCTGCTACCATTACTGCTGAGAAATTTATCGATTATGTTGCTCAGTTGGGTGCTTTGAATTGGAATGCAAACTTGTCTTTGACAACTCATGCAGGTTGGGCTTCTTTGTTGAAAACTAAACCTTCTGACTACTCATTACCTGGTGGAATGGTTATCGACAACAATGGTAACGTAAGAATACTTGGTATTCCGGTTATCCCACACTCTCTTGTTACTGCATCTAAGATTTATGTTATGGACACTACCAAGTATGCCATTGCACAACAATCTGGATTGAATGTAAGAAGCACAGAGTTTGATCAGGATGACTTCATTAAGAACTTGATTACTTTCAGATGCGAAGCACGTTGCGAATTGTTACAATTCCAACCTACTGCTGCGGTTTACGGAGCAATATAGTTTTAAACGGCCAAGAAAAAGAAGGGTGAAATTCCCTTCTATTTTTATATGCCTTATTCCTACGGATATTTTAAATTAGAGGTTGAGTATCACATCATGAGAAACATACCTCGTGATGCAAGGATAATAGACGTAGGAGCAGGGAGTGGGACTTATGGACTAATGCTTAACAACCACTATAAAAACATAGATGCCATTGAGGTTTGGGATAAATACATTGAGGAGTTTAATCTTAGGGCTATTTACAGAGAGGTTTATAATGAGGATGTACTCGATTTTAGATTTGGCAATTATGACTATGCGATTTTTGGGGATGTGATAGAGCATTTGTCTTTTGAGGATGCAGACAACTTGTTGAGCTTACTTTTGGTAAAAGATATTAAATGTCTTGTTGCAGTTCCTTACACGATGAAGCAAGGAGAGGTAAATGGAAACATTTACGAGGAACATAAGCAAGATGACTTAACTCATGACTTATTTTTAAAACGTTATCCTTACATGGGACTTCTTTATAGGAATGAGAAGTATGGATATTACGTTAACTACGACTTCATATGAACATATTACTTTCGATTCATTTATACCCTCCGCACCACAACTGCGGAGCAGAGATGATGATACATAGGATAGCAAAGCATTTGCAGTCTAAAGGTCATCACATTAGAGTTCTTTTACATCAGGCGAATCATTATAGGATTACAAATAATTACGTTTATGACGAGATTGATGTGTTCCCTCCAAATCCAAATGTGATTGAGAACTTATTTCATTGGTGCGATGCAGTTTTTACGCATCTTGATTATACCAAATGGAGTATCTCGATGGCAGCGATGAAGCGAAAGCCATTATTCCATTTGATACACAATAGCCATAAATACCCAGAGATTGTACAAGCTGAAAAGAAACAACACATTATTTACAATTCTGAGTGGATAAAAAAAGAACTACAATATGATTTTGATAATTTTACCCTAACTCCTCCAATAGACAATTTAAAGTTTTCAACAACCGAGAACACCGAGAAAAACGAATTTATAACGCTGATTAACCTAAATGAGAACAAAGGCGGTAAGATATTTGAACAGATAGCCAGAGCATTGCCTAATAAGCGGTTTTTAGCCGTTTTAGGAAGCTATGACGAACAATTCGTACCAAAGGTTGATAATGTGAAAGTGGTCGCTAATTCGTCTAATATCAAGCCTACGTACGAGCAGACAAGATTGTTGTTAATGCCATCAAAATACGAATCGTGGGGAATGACTGCAACTGAGGCGATGAGTTATGGCATACCGGTTATTAGTACCGAAACACCTGGGTTGAAAGAGAATTGTGGAGATGCAGGAATATTTATTAAAAATAGAGATGATGTTAAAGAATGGATTGATGCAATTTTTAAAATGGAGAAAGCTATTAATTACAAAGCTCAATCCGAAAAGTGTAAAAAAAGAGCCGGAGAATTGGGCGGAGAAGAGAGTTTGGACAAGTTCGAATACTGGCTCAGAGAAATGGTTTATAAATTCAATTAAAGATGTCTATAATAATAAATAGTGTTCAGATAGTTCAAGATGCAGTTGTTGAGCCAGTATCACTCACTGATGCCAAAAATTGGATGAGAGTTACCTATGATACGGACGATGATATTATCGGTGATCTACTTGCATCGGCAAGAACGCACATCGAGAAGCTTTGTGGTGTATCATTTGTAAATAAGCTCATCAGAAGCAATTTTACTATTAGTGGCACAACTCAAGACGTGTGGATAGTAGATTTACCTTACGCTCCATTACTATGCGTAAATGAGCTTAAATACAAGAGTGGATTTACTACCTATGATATACTTGTTAAAGATACCGATTACGAGCAATTAGGAGGCAAATTATGGCTTTATATACCTGGGACTTATGTTTGCCTTTACCAAGCAGGTTATGGCTCTGTTCCTGATGATATTAAGTCTGACATCCTTACTCTTGTGGCTTGGAGTTATGATAATAGAGGCAAGAAGTTCAATGGTGACTCACAAGGTGGCAATGTTACTGCTTATCCTTTTTGGGATGGTCTTAACTTCCATCAGTATAAGAAAGTTGTGATATGAGTAAACCTCTTTATGTAAAAGTCAATGATACGTATTTTAATAAGGCCTTAAATAAGCTTAAGGATTTACAGAATGATTTTACTGAAGAGGTTGATATTGAATTAGCTGCTGCATCGGTTGATATTGAGAGAAAGGCAAAAGAAAACGCTCCACCTGACTACTCAAGGCTGAGAGCAGCAATTAAAGCAAATAAAGTATCTTTGCTTAGGCATGAGGTTAGGGTTAGTGTTAACTATGCTGCTTATGTGGAATTTGGAACTGGTCAGAATTATAAAAATTATGAACCTAAGTTACCAAATGAGTGGAGAAATATAGCAGCAGACTTTTGGAAAAGTGGTAAAGGAACAACAAGAGCGCAGCCATATTTATATCCTGCGGTAAAAGTTGTGCTGAAAGATTTTAAAAAGAGGTTCAAGGATAGATTAAAAGCATTATTAAAGAAATAAATGTTAGACTGCTCAAACAATATTAGACAATGTTACGTAAACCTTTTGGAAGGCAATGTCATTTATAATGGCAGTGCAGTTGCGGTTTATGGGCAGACTCCATTTGTCACTACTCCTCCAATTTATATAATGATTGGAAGCGTAAATGAGGTTGCAGACAATAACAATCAACAATTTGTGACTGATGCTGACATTGATGTAAATATTGTTGTTGAGCAGTATAGGCAACCTGACTTAAGTGTTGTGGATGCCATTTCAAGCTTAGTGCTTAATTTAATTTTGCCATCAACCGGAATTAATGATGTTGGGGATGCAAGTTTCCAAATATTCCCATTATCACGCATAAGTTCACGATATTTGCCATTAGATAATGGTGATTTGTATATAACAAGAAAGATTTTAACGATTAATAATTCAATAATTCAAAAATAGAATAAAATGGGACAGCAAATTCAGGGTTCAAAGCAAGATATCGAGATTGATGTAACCGGAGCTGGTACAGCTTGGGAAGTCTTAGTATGTCTTGCATCATCATCAGTAAACACAAGTGCTGATACATCTTCTGACAACACTAACTGCGGTGTACTTACTTCTATAAGCGATGCTTCTATGACTGTTGATTTTGATGCAGTATGCGAAGTTACTCCAACCGCTACACAAGTTAGTTACAAAGACCTTTTAACCGCAATGGTTGCTAAAACAATGGTTAAAGTAAGGGTACAAAGTCCAGTAGTTGGTTCTACTGCGATTGGAGTTGCTTACTTCCATGAATTTTCTGCTTACATCAACTCTTTGACTTTGACTCAAGCGAATGCTGAGTTCATCAAATTCAGTGGTAGCTTTACTTCAACTGGAACACTTGACATAACTGTTTAATTTTATGAACTATACTACGATTGATATTAATGGTCAGAAACTCGGACTTAAATTTGGGATGGCATCATTCCGTTACTTGCAAGGTAAATTCGTTGATGGTATTGCTTTTCAAGGCGATAGCTTAAACGAGATTGGAATTGCTCACATACTTTATAGCGGTTATTATAATAATTGTCTAATAAAAGATGTAGTTCCATCATTAACTTTCGAATTATTTGTTGATTTTATTGAATTAAATCTAAACAACGAAGAAGTTCTTGAGAAGATTAAGGAGATAATGAGCATTTGGGCAGCAAGTGACTTTGTAAAGCAGACGCAGGTAGGCAAGGCTGAAGAGCCAAAAAAAAAGACTACTCGTGGGAAGAAATAGAGTCCTTTGCCTTCGGTGAGTTGATGTTATTGCCTAATGATTTTTATGCAATGAGTCCAAGGCATTTATCTTTAATGCTTAAGGGACATCAAGATAAAAAAGTTGACTCTTACAAGCAGACAAGACTTTTGATGTTTACGATGGTGCGGTTAATGGGTGATCCTAAAACCGCACCTAAAACACCTGAGCAGTTGTGGGAACTACCTGGCGATGATGACGAGAACAAAGCTATTTCAGATGAAGAGATAAAGGAAATATTTAAAAGGTTGATGTAATGGCGGATTTAATATACGAATTTGGTGCAGATGTAACACAATTCAATGCTTCCATTGCAGAAGTTACTAAAGAGATTAAGAAACTTAAAGATGTTCTTAAGACTGCAACCGGTGCTGAAATACCTAAGCTTAACGCTGAGATATCTGCATTACAAACAAGTTTAGGTAATTTAAAAAATGTAGGAGTACCTGCTGCTGCTGCAATTTCAAAAGTTAGGGATAGTGCAAGTGATGCAAGGGTTGCGCTAACAAATGTTAGCCAAGTTGTACAAGATTTACCATTTGGTTTTATAGGTATTCAAAATAACATTCCAGGTGTTATACAATCATTTGGCAATTTAACAAGTGGAAGTACGGGATTAGTTGGAGGCTTAAAAGCAATTAGCGCACAATTATTAGGACCAGCAGGTATATTTCTTGCATTTAGTGTTGCTACTTCTGCGGTAACTGGGTTAATAACAAAGTATGGTTCTTTAGGAGCAGGTTTGGAGGCAGTATTTGGTAGTACAGTAAAATTAACTCAAGCACAAAAAGATTATAATAAAGCATTATCAGAATCAATTGGATCAAGTGCTTCAGAGGTTGTTGAAATTAATGCTTTAGTAAAAATATTAGGTGATTTATCTAAACCACTACAAGAAAGGTACTCGGCTTATGTTGAGTTGAATAAAATAAGACCAGAAGTAGTTGCAGGAATTTCTGAAGAAAGTCTTGCAATTGGTAATTACACTAAACAACTTGATATTAATGCAACTGCTATTAGGAATTTAATATTTTTAGAAGCAAAAAGAGCTGCATTAACTTCAGTTATAAATAAAAACGTAGCAGAGCAAACTACTTTAGAACAAGATAGACCAAGACTAATAGCTGATTTATTAAAAGCACAAAAAGATGAAATTGAAAGTGCTAAAAAAATAGAATCAGGTTTAAAAACTCAGGGTAGATTTAGAACTCAAGAATCACAAAATTTACTATTAGCTACTAAAGCATATACCGATAATATTAACAAACAAAATGAGTTAATTATATCTTACAGAGAATATGCAGATTCTTTAACTCCGGTTATTACTAATATTGCAAATGTTGATGGTGCTACAAAAAAACTAACTGATAGCCTTAAAAAGCAAGATGAAGTTGTTAAAAAACCCAAAAAAGGCAGAGCAGGTTTATTTGATTATTTAGTTACTGAGGTAGATAAAGGTTTAATACCTATAAGTAAATTGGAAGGCAAACTTGCTAATTTACTAAAACCAAGTTTATCACCTTTTCAATTTCAAACTCCCAATCTTAAAAACCCACTACAAAATCAAATTGATGCATTAAAGTTGTTTGTGCAAAAGTCGGAAGAAGCAAAGAATCAATTTAAAGATTTCTTTTTTGATCCCGTAAACGCATTGTTTACAAACTTCTTTGAAACCGGTAAATTTACTATTCAAGCATTTGGAGATGTTTTGTTAGCTCAAGTTAAAAAGATTGTAGCTGAGTTGATAACATCTAAGATATTATCTTTACTTGCAAGTTTGATTCCAGGTGTTGGAGCAGGTAGTGCAGCACTAAAAACTGGTTCAGCTATTGGAAAATATTTACAAATGGGAGGAAGTTTATTAGGTCCAAGATCTGCTAATTTTGGTGGAGTTCAAGGAGGTGGAATGGGAATGAGTGGAAGCGTTAACTTAACTTTGAGGGGATCAGACTTAGTGGGTGCAATTAATCGTACAAATTCACAAATTCAAAGAGTTGGCTGAGAAATATAGAATACTATTTAAATCTAGAGAAAACCATGATTGCGTTGTCAGATTTGACTTTGCCGGTTATAGTGGTGCATCTACAACCTTAATCGGAGCAGATAGACCATTCTTGCTTGGTGAGTTTAATACTGATGAGAATTGGTTCAAGCCAACAAGACCATTGGAAGCAACTATTAACATTTTAACAAATGGTAGTGGTGTTTCAATGGAGAGTTTTTTAGTTGATGACGATGCCGGTATTACAGTTTATTTCGACTTTGGTGCTTGGGGTAATTATTGGATTGGATGGGTTTTGCAAGACAATTTTCAAGAGGTATGGCAAGATACTTACCATATTTTAACAATCAAGGCGTCTGATGGAATTGGCAAGTTAGCAGATGTTCCTCTTACTGATAATAGTGGCAATGAATTGATAGGTACTTATACTCCTTATCAGTTCATTCAGTACGCAATGTATAAGACTCCTCAAACGTTTATCAATTCAAGAATAATTAACAACTTGTTCAATACATCTATGACAAGTGGTGCTAATTATATGCCACTTGACCAATGCTATCTTGATGCAAAAACATTTCAAAAGCAAGTTACGGAGTATGATGACTCTTTGACTACTCTAAATAAAATTAATACTGCTTTCAATCAAACTGTTTTCTTCTATAAAAATAGATGGCACATTGTTAGATTAGAGGAGTTGTACACATCAACACTTACGAATCTTGTAGGATTTACAAATAGTTTAGCAGGAAGAACATCATTTAGCAAAAGATTTGATGCAGAGGTTTCTGCGACAAGTCCAATTAAGCAGATATCTGCTGAAATGCTTAGATATATTGTAAGAAAAACAAAGAAAGACACGATTACATTTAATTATGATGAGTTTGACGAGGTTTTATGTAATGAGTCTTTTTCAAGGGGTGTATTAACATCTTCAACATCAGGTTTAAAACAATATACTTTATTGCAATGGCTTAGAGAAATTGGGACAATAGGAATCCCTATAAATCAGACAAGTGGATTTGGAAGGAATGAGGAGTTTGATGCAAATGGTCAACTTACTGATAACTATGCTTATTGTGATTTCTCATCAACAAGCAATGCTTGGTTACGCTCATGTGCAGTAAATATTTTACCAAGAGAAATACTTAATCTTGAATTTGACCATAAGTATAATACTGGATTTGCTGGTGTAGCTAATCAAATTGTAGCTATTGTAATGCTTTATGGCACTACAAACAATTATACTTTAGATGACAATGGCGAATGGGTTATGTCAAATGCAGCTTGGAGTATAAATATAAAAACTCTTAGTTTACAATATAATACAAGTCCTGATAATTTAATTCCAAGTGATTACCAAACACTAAACATTACAAGTAAGCAATTCCCTGAAGCAGGTTATATAAATATTCTTTTGTTCGGTCCAGATGGTACATTATTCCCAGGTGATAGAAAAGAGTTCAGAGGATTAAAATTAAATATAACGACTCCGTTTAATGGTTACAACGATAGGACAATTACCGGCATCCAATCAGTATTTACAAAGGCAATAGATGTAAGAAATAATTTTGAAGATGAGATATTTGCCGATGATGCTTTTAGTAGGATTTACAAAGGCACTTTGTTAGAAACAGACCAAATAACACCAACAGATCAAACTTGGTTTAGAGATAGGTTTAATACTGAGTCATTTGGATTTAGAAGGCAAAATGATACTGCGCATTGGGAACATAATAGGTTCAATCGCAATAAGATTGATTGTAACTTCTTTGGGCTTACTTGGGACGATGGTGGCACTACTGAGCCAATCGGTCTTATAAACACGATTGTATTTCCAACTGATGACGCAAGAAAGGTTTATGGCATCCTAAACCTTAAAGAGATTGATTTTAGCAATAGCACATGGAATGCAACATTGATTGAGATATTCGATGAGGATAAAGACCAAGATGGCGGAACGGTTACAAAGTATTTAGATGTTAACGCTACTACCGGCACATTTAACTCACTTGTTTATGCAAAGCTGACTATTGTAACACCTGCTGACTTTACTTTAAATAGTAATTTAGATCAGCTTACATTTAATGGACTTGCATCAATTACTGTTCCTATAACTGCATCTCTAACTGGATATATTAATTCTAACTCATCAAGTCCCGTAACTATTGAACTTAGGAAAAACACTACTGTTATAGCTACTGCAACCATTACAGTTCCTTCTAATCCTTTTCCATTTAGTGCAAACTTAAATGTGGGAAGTGTGACAATAGCTCCAGGAGATTTATTGTTTATCCAATACTCAGCCAACATAACTCAGATATTAATAAATGGAGGTGGTATTGACTTAAATTATACCACAAGTAATCCGTTTACGTACAATACTTATCAAGACAAATTCATATATCAATAATTATGGCAGATATAGTAAGAACAGAAGGTTTAGTATTGGCGATAGATGATGGTACAAATATTTATCCATTTGCTTGTGCAAAGGACTCAACTCTTACGGTCACAAGCGACTTTTTGGAGTTAGCTCCTAAGACTAATGCTATGTTTAGAGAGTTTATTCCAAATAGAAAAGGATTTACTTTAAGCGGTAGTGGGTTGGTTAAATTAGCTGAGTCAACAAAGCAACCACTTGGTTTCTTTAACAATTTTATTATAGGTAGTGATGTTTCTTATAAAGCTTATATAGATATTATAGATTCATCTAATAACTACGCAGCTTACGAAATGAGTTGTTATATTACTGACCTTACATTGGAATCAACGTTTGGTGGTAATCCATCATACTCGTTCAGCCTTCAAGGCACTGGACCGCTTGTGCAGCTAACCGAGAGCGATACTTACACCGTTGCGAGTGGTAAGATTACGGGCAGAAACCCTGCTACTTATAAGCTTGTTGCCATCGGTTACGGAGGAAAGTGGTATTACAATTATGTTGTAACTTCGCCAAGTGCAGGAGTCTATGAGATAATTATGGGAACGGTGCTAAATGGCACATCAGTAAAAGCAATCTACAAAACATTATAATATGGTATCTGAGCATAATATAAGACCTATCAGACGTGGTGATACGTTTATCTTCCCACTTGAGTTCTACGAAGATGAGTGCGAGGAAACTCCTATTGATGTAAGCACTTATGTTTTCAAATTACAAGCTAAGAATGCTGCCGGAGCAACCATTTTCACGTGGAACAATGTGGACTTTGTATCGGTGGCAACAAATAAGAGGACAGTCACATTGTCGGCAGTTACGACTGCTACTTATGCGGTTGGTGAGTTCATTTACGATTTGCAGGTCACAACTGCATCAGGAGTGTTCACTTGGATGGTAGGTTATATTTTGGTGGAAGAACAAATTACAAGCTGATGATAATCAAAGTAAATTATACAGTTAGTGATATATATATGAGTACATCGGTATCTCCGGTGTACATTAAAGTCGTGTATAGTGGCACAAGTACGGGTGGTGGTGGTACATGGGGAACAATTACGGGAACTTTGTCTGCTCAGACAGATCTTCAATCTGCTTTAGACTTAAAAGTACCAACATCAAGAACATTAACAATCAATGGAGTAGCATTCGACCTATCAGCAAATCGTTCATGGACAATTAGTTCAGGCACAGTTACATCAGTAGGCTTAACAATGCCATCCGCGTTTAGTGTTGCAAATTCACCAATAACAAGTTCTGGTACATTAGCCGTAACTGCAATCGGAACTGCTGCTCAATATATTCGTGGTGATGGTCAACTTGCTACATTACCAAGTGGTTCAAGTGGTGGTAGTGCGGTTGCATATTATTTGAATGGAAGTGTTGCTGCAAGTGTTGGTACTTATTTTCAAATGAGTAAAATTCCCGTTCTTGGTGCAGGTACTGACTTTGCATTAGCAGGAAATGGATTAATTTCTCAATTCTTAACTGATGTAGCAGACCCTAATAGATTAGAAATACCTGCTGGTAATTGGAATTTTGAAATGTACATGAGTGCATCATCTTCTGGTGGAACTCCTGCATTCTATGTTGAACTACTTAAATATAATGGAACAACATTTACATCTATTGCATCATCATCAGCAATACCTGAAGCAATTACAAGTGGGACAATAATTGATTTGTATTTAACGTCATTAGCAATCCCACAGACAACATTACTTGCAACTGATAGATTGGCAATAAGAGTGTACATTGTCAATAGTACGGGTGGCAGGACTATAACAATGCACACCGAAAATTCACATTTATGTGAAATCATCACAAATTTTGCAGGAGGTATCGCTGCATTGAATGGACTAACTGCAAATACACAATATTTAGCAACGGGTACAAGTGGAACTGACTTTGCGATAAGTTCACTAACAGACACCCATACATTTAATCTACCAACGGCAAGTGCAACAAATCGAGGTGCTTTGAGTAGTGCGGATTGGAGTACGTTTAATGGGAAATATACTTTACCATCATTAACAAATGGTTCAGTATTATTTAGCAATGGAACAACTATTGCTCAAGACAATGCAAACTTATTTTGGGATGATTCATCTAATAGATTAGGAATAGGTACTGCAACTCCAAACACAACATTAGACATTAATGGTATAATTAATCTTAGAACTGCAGGTTTAGAATTTGGTAGAATTACAACAAATAATGCAAATGCAAATACAGGCGGAGTAAGTTTTTTATATAATTCAGCAGGAACTTTTGTCGAAGGTTGGCGTTTAAATGGTGATGGTAATTTCTTGTTAAATACTGCTGGTGTAGATGGTAGTAGATTTCAAGTTGAAGGTGGTGCAAGATTTACATTAGGGGTAAATATGGCTACAACATCGGGTTCAGTAGGTATAGGAACTGCAAGTCCACAAAGCAGATTAGAAATAAGCGAAGCAAATAGAGCAAATTCAACTAATATAGCAAACGTAGGTATTTATACATCAAGTACTCAAAACACAGATGTTGGTGGTACTATTGCTTTTGGTGGTTTTTTTAGTGGTTCTGCTTTAGCACCATTTGCAAGTATTAGAGGTGGTAAAGAAAATTCAACATCGGGAAACTATGCAGGTTATTTAGCATTTCAAACTATACCAAATAATGGTTCATTAACTGAAAGAGCAAGAATAACTTCAGCAGGAAGGCTATTGTTGGGAACAACGTCAGAGAGTACGTTTATACTCGATGTCAACGGAACTGCGAGGGTGAGTGGGGCAGTTACGGGTGGATTATATAATGGTGTATTAGTTTCAAGTCGTACTGCTACTCAAAGTGTATT